CAAGGACTTAAAAAATTTAATTACTCTACAGGTCCGAGGTACTTAACCAGGATAGGGCGTATGCCTGATGTAGAGGAAATATATGACTAGGTTTAGATCTAAATCAGAAAAAATAACAAATGATTTTTTAAAAGATAAAAAGGTTTTATTTAAGTTTGAACCATATTTTATTAAGTACATATGGATTGAAAATAAAAAGTACTTGCCTGACTTCGTTCTTGATAACGGTATTGTTCTTGAAGTTAAAGGTAGATTTACTTTAGATGATAGAAAAAAACATCTATTTCTTAGAAAGAGTAACCCAGATTTGGATGTTAGATTTGTATTTAATAACCCTAATTCTAAACTTTACAAAGGCGCTAAATCAACCTATGCTGACTGGTGTAACAAACACAAGTTTTTATTTTGTAAATTGTCTGATGGTATTCCTGAAGGATGGATAAGTGGAAGAAAAAGAAACAAGGATTCTTCTGTCTCTAGAAGAAATAATAAAAAGAAGAAAGGCTGATCCAGAACAGATACTATTTCTAAGTGTTATACTACAGGCTATGCTCGATGCTACTAAACCAAAAACACCTAGAGAATCGACTGAGGCAATCATAGCTAGAGAAACAGCGATGTCTTGGTTCTTCTGTTCTGTTGGCGTAACTGCTGATGACTTTATGACTGTGTGTGATATAGCAGATGTTGATCCTGATTATGTAAGATCATTTGCATATAAAGTATTACAGTCGAAAGAGATTGATTTTGTTCGTAAAAGAATAAATACTGTGCTAACTTTTAATTAGGATAAATATAATGTACAGATTTTATGAAGACCACTACTTAGAAGAGATACAAAAATATATCGACACGACTTACGAACAACATTATGCCCAAGATAAATATCAGGCTACAGATGTAATTCTTGACGCTGGTTATGGTGAAGGTTTTTGTATTGGTAACATCTTGAAATACTGCAAAAGATATGGAAAGAAAGAAGGTCGTAATAGAAAAGATTTGTTAAAGGTAATCCACTATGCAATAATTATGCTTCACATTCACGACGAACAAGAAGAAGGAAACTAATTTATGCCCCAGTTTCGATCAAACGAAAACCCTATGTTCAGATCTAAATTCAGCGAAGATATATTTAAACACAAGTATGCACATACAGGTTGCGAAACTTGGTCTAGTTTAGCCACAGTTCTTGTTGAAGATGTTTGCCAGGACAAGATGAGCAAAGAAGACAAAGATGATCTTGTCAATTATATTACAGATTTAAAATTTATTCCAGGTGGTAGGTACTTATACTACGCTGGACGCACAAATAAGTTTTTTAATAATTGTTACTTGTTAAAAGCAGAAGAAGATACAAGAGAAGATTGGGCAAATGTTTCTTGGAAATCAGAATCGTGTCTAATGACAGGGGGTGGTATAGGAATAGATTACTCTGTGTATAGAGAAGAAGGACGCATTCTAGCTGGCACTGGTGGTCTTGCATCTGGTCCTATTCCAAAGATGATGATGATTAATGAGATTGGTAGGCGTGTTATGCAGGGTGGTAGTAGACGGTCTGCTATATATGCTAGTCTTAATTGGCAGCATCCTGACATACATAAGTTTCTTGAATGTAAGAACTGGTATGATATGCCTGTAGGTAATACAGGATTTAGTGTTGGTCAGATTAAAG